ACAGAAGTAATTCACTGTGATGATGCTTTTAAGACATTAAGCACAGATACACATATATTTGGAGTTGTACCAGTAGGAATCGCTCAAATATCCCCGGAACTAGAAGACGATACCATATACAAGGATATTAAAGGCCTACAAGACAGTTTAGAAGTTAACCTTAGCGATATATCTAACGAAATTAGTGACTTTAGAAACGCTTATCTCGCCTTTACTGGTGTAGATATAGAAGAAACTGATCTTCCTAAGATGAAAGAGCAAGGTATAATAGCTATTCCTGTGGCTGATGGCAAAGTAGAGTGGATTATCAAGAACATTAATGATAGTTTCATTCAGAATACATTAAATACAGTAGAAGGTAAGATGTATCAGATAACTTCACATATTAATAATAATGAAGCTATGCAAAGTAATACTAGTTCACTGGCTATAAGGGCAAGGCTTATTTCACTTGAACAAAAGTGTAGATTAAACGATGGAGCCTTAAAAAATTGTATAAAAACTAGACTTAAGATGTTATTTATATTTTTAAAGTTCTCGCAGGGCACTGAATACGACTATAAAGACATTAAAAGCAAGTTTACACCTTGTATTCCTAGTGATGACACTGCGAATGCTAATATAATTAGTCAGGTTGGTGATGTAATTAGTAAAGAAACTTCTAGGAGCCTATTTAGCTTTATAGATAACCCTATTAACGAGGGCAAGAAGGTCGATAAAGAGAATAAAGCTAATAGTATAGGCAATGACTTGTTAAACCCAACAGTAGCAGCAACCAATACGGTGGTGACTAAATAGTGGATGAAGAATATCGTAAATTAATTGAAAATATTGCGGTAGAAAATGAAGATTATACAGAAGAAGAAATGAAAGAGGTATATAAAGAGCAGAAGACACAATTGGATAGCCTTAATACGCTACTAGGGGGATTATTCATATCTTATGGTGTAATTGGACTACTTAAAATGACAACCTCACAAAAGGCTCATACGGACGTTAAAACACTATTAAAGAATATGGGTAGCAAGCTAGCAACTAGTGAAGTTGAAAAAGTTACTTCCATTATAAGTACAGTTTATTCAGATACCTATTATAAAAACGCTTTTACACAACAAATTGGTATAGATATAGAATTAAAATTTAATATGTTGAAGAAAGAATATATTGATGCTGCTGTAAATGCGAAATATAAAGGTGAAATGTTTAGTGGCCGTATTTGGGCCAACAAAGTTGATATGATGGATAAATTGCAACAATCGTTAACAGACACAATGAATGGTAAAAGTACTATTGATAAAGTTGCTAGAGATATTAAGAATGCCTTTAATGTTACTGCTTATGAAAGTCAAAGGCTAGTTAATACTGAAATGGCTAGGTGCCAAAGCCAAGCAAGTGTAGATATTGCAAATAGTATAGGGATAGAAAAGCATATGTGGTCCGCAACACTCGATATGCTTACAAATGAAGAAGATGCCGGGTATGATGGACAATTATTCAATGTAAATGATACTAGTGAACCACAAGTACCTCTACATCCGAATTGTAGATGTTGTTGGGTTGATGTTCCCTATGAAGGATGGTCCCCAACACAAAGACGAGATAACATAACAAAAGAAAATATAGATTATACAGATTATAAAACATGGAAAGAAAGCAAAGGTATTTAGCACTCGAAAGGGTGTATTTTTTATGCAAAATATTGAGGGATTATCCAAGCAACTAGCAATAGGGGCAGAAATAGTAACTCTAGGAGGAATATACAATGGCAAATGAAGTAACAACAGAAGAAGTAACAGAAACCGTTGAGCCTACAGTAGAAACTAAGGCTTTTAATGTAGATGATTTCCTTAAAAGCGATGATTTTAGAAAGATATTAGATAGTAATGCAGACAAAAGGGTAACCACTGCAATACAAAAGAAAGATATTGAGTATAAAGCTAAACTTGCGGATGCTGATAAAAAAAGTAAAATGACCGCACAGGAACTACAAGAAACTAGAGAATCAGAACTGGCAGACAGAGAATCTAAAATACAAGCTTATGAATTGAAATTAAGTAAACTAGATTTATTTAAAACTAAAGGCTATAGCTTAGACTTAGCGGATCATGTCAATGGAGATACGATTGAAGAAATAGAAGCAAATGTTACTAGCTTAAATGCAGTAATAGAAAAATTAGTCACACTTGGAGTAGAAAAACAAGTTGCAGAAAGGCTTAAGGGCGGATATACACCGCCAGTAGATAGCAAGGTTACAACAGAATTAACTAAAGAAGCTTTTGACAAGATGACTTATAAAGAGAAGACAAAATTATATACAGACGATAAGGAGCTATACGACAAATTAAACAAATAAAAATAAAAGGTGGTAATAACAATGGCAGCAGGAACAACTAAATTAGTAAATATGATAAATCCCCAAGTAATGGCAGATATGATTTCCGCAACACTAACAAGCAAAATCAAATTTGCACCACTAGCAACAATCAACTCTACATTAGTAGGCCAACCCGGAGATACAATTACATTACCTAAATTCGTTTATATAGGCGATGCAATAGACGTAGCAGAAGGAATAGCAATCGTACCTGAATTATTAACTTCAAGTAGCACAACTGTAACAGTTAAAAAAGCGGGTAAAGGTGTAGAAATTACAGATGAAGCTATTTTATCAGGTTATGGTGACCCAGTAGGCGAAAGTAATAAACAATTACAAATGTCTATAGCTAGTAAAGTTGATACAGATTGTATTGCAGCACTTGGAACAGCAACATTATCTTTTGTAGCAGAAGCAGCAAACAAAATCAGCTATGCGGGAGTAGTTGGAGCAGTAGACTTATTTGCAGAAGAAGATTATGAAGATAAAGTATTATTCATAAGCCCTTCACAGATAACTACTCTTAGACAAGACACTAACTTCCTCGATATAAACAAATACCCAACTCAGGTAATGATGACTGGTGTAATTGGAACTATTGCAGGGTGCCAAGTAGCAGTATCTAGGAGAATGGTAGCAGGAGCAACAACTTATACTAATTTCATAGTAAAAGCCGGAGCATTAACAATCTACTTAAAGAAAGACACAGCAGTAGAAACAGACAGGGACATATTAAAGCACACTAGCGTAGTTACAGTAGATAAACACTATGTAGCTTACTTAAGTGATGCTAGTAAAGTTGTAAAAGCAACATTCTTAAAATAATCAATATTAGAGGGATAAAAACCCTCTTATTTTTATAGGAGGGAATTAAATGTTATTAAGAAGACACTATAAAGAAGTAAAAAAAGAAGTCCCAAAAGTTATAGAAGAAAAAGAAACAGTTAAAGAGGTAAAAGCAGCTAAGAAGGTGACTAAATAAATGATATTAGATGATTTATTAGTGCTGATAGATGGTGATGAAAGCTTATATCCAATTTTAACGATATACAAGAATCGTGCTATTACATTAGTTCTAAAGTATCTTAACTCTAGCGTATATGATGCTACTTATATAGAAGATAACTTTGCCGATGCAATAATAGAACTTGTTTATAATGCTTATTCAGTAAAAGGTAAAGAAGATATACAGAGCGAAAGTCAAGGATCTAGGAATGTTACTTATAAAATAACCACCACGTTTGCTGACGGTGCAACTAATGCAATAACTAATAGCATAAGAGCGTTATTACCTTTACCAAAAGTGAGGATGATGGGCTAATGTTTTATAATTACAAAGTAGGAGTTTATAACAAAAGTGCTTCAACTAAAGTAAACGGAATAACAATACCTGGAGTTTTAACTTGGGTTAAAGATATAAAAACAGACATACAACCTTATTCAACCGCTTTATTGCTTAAAGACTATGGATATAGCGTAGAAGTCAATAAACGGTTGTTTTTGGGTTATGACAGTGCTATTAAAATTGGTACTGTCTTTTATTATGTGAATTTACAGGGAACTACTGAAAAATACGAGGTTAAGCAGATTATTAACTGGGATTATTTGGAGGTGATGTGTCTTGGCATATAAAAGCTATGTGAATGATGTTAAAAAAGTTTTAAATGAAAACAAACATGAATTCTGTGAGAAAGTTGGAGTTTTACTTGTAGGAGAGATAGTACCTATTACACCAATCAATAAAGAGTATGTAGCCAGTAGAGGTAACCTTAAAAAGAGTATAACACATGAAGTTATGCCGGGCGATAAAGGGGTTATAGTTGGTGTGCTAGAAAGTGCTAAGTATGGAATTTTAGTAGAGAAAGGCATAGGCCAACCGGCTCAACCTTATCTAGAACCCGGAGCAATAAATGCAATCCCCAAAATTAAGAATGTAGCAAAGTCAATTTATCGCAGTAAGTTAGGTGGTAGATAAAAGCCTACTTTCCAGTAGACTTCAAATGATTTTCTAATACTGTGATTATATAATTGTTAAAGCTTCTATTATCCTTTAACGCTAATGATTCCAGTTGCTTTTTTAGTTCTTTACTAATAGTTAGTTGTGTTCGTGTATTGTCTTTAGAAATACTCATAAATATCACCTCATTTATATTATACCATGATAACATTATATTGACAAGGTGTTACCACTATGTTACAATGTATGTATGGGGATGATAAATATGGATACAAAGGTATGTACTAAATGCAAAGAAGAATTAGGATTTGAAATGTTTACTAAAACCAAGGGTGGGAAATATGGTTTAAAATCAATTTGTAAACGCTGTGTAAAGCAATGGGCTGATGATAATAAAGAAGCTATTGCTAAACGCCACAAAAAATATAATATTGATAATAAAATATATATTAGTGAACGAACAAAACAACGTTACCAAAAGGATAAACAATATTACAAAGATTATTACCAAAACAATAAAGAACACATCACAAAATATAAGCAACAATACAATAAAGATAATAAAGAAGTTAAAATTATGTATAGCAACATGTATTACGAACTTAACAAAGGAACAATATCAAAGAGAATTAAACAATATCAAAAAGATAATAAAGAAAAATGTAATGCAATTACTCAAAAACACAATGCACTTAAAAAGGGGCTAGAATCTAGTTTAACAGACAAACAATGGCAGGAAACAAAACAACATTTTAATGATAAGTGTTGCTATTGTGGTAAAAGGTTACCTTTGACATATGAACATTTTATACCAGTAACTAAAAGTGGCGAGTACACAGTAAACAATATTATACCATCATGCCAAAGTTGTAACAGCAGTAAGAGTAACAAAGACTTCTTTGCATGGTATCCAAAATATAAATATTATTCTAAAAGACGAGAGAATTTTATATTAAAGTTCTTAAATTACAAAAACAATATCCAACAATTAACACTCATTATATAATGGGTGTTTTTATTATGCCGGGAAGGCGGTGGTTTTATATTAGATATATATACATTACTAAGCGGAATAATCGAGCCTATATGCCCTTGCTTCGTAAGTGAATATCCAACAGACACAGAAAAAACATACCCTTATGTAGTAATTAACTTTCCAAACTCATTACCTAATAATAGTTTTTCAGATAACAATTTATTGGAAGTTGATGTTTGGGATGATAAAGGCACTGATATAAGAGAAATTGAAACTATGACCGATAATATTCACTTTGTTTTAAACAACTTACATTATATAGATGCTAAAATGCAACTAACAATAGCTAGAAACACACCATACAGACTAAAACTGCCTGATGAAATGATAGGAATCCAAAGAAGACAATTAAGGTACATAGTGAAAGTGTACAAGATAGAAGGAGTGATATAAATGGCAACACCTAACAATACAAATACAGTATCATATAACGCAGATACCGCAAAGCATTTACTATTAAATAGTGGCTGCTTATATAAGAACTATGGCCTAGTAGATGAATCAATTATAGGCGCAACCGCAGGAGGTAGTGAGTTTGACGTAACTGTAAAAACTCGTGACGTTAAATGCGATGGCTTGCATGGTTTACAAAAGGGATTAAGATTTTTTACAGATGTTGAAATTTCCCTTAAAACTGCATTATTAGAAGTTACACCTGAAACACTTGCAATGTCACTAATAGCTGATATTGATACAGTAACTGATCTCGATTATGACATTATTAAAGGTAGGGTTAACATACTAGATACTGATTATATTGAAAATATAGCATTAGTGGCTGAATTAAGTGGATCAACAAAACCAATTATCATAATTATGCAAAATGTATTAAATACAGATGGCTTGAAGTTCAAGACACAAGATGATAACG